CCAGCCTGCAGCCGCGCGGCGTGGCCTCAGACCAGGCGATGGTGAACGACTGGCTGAGCCGGCAGCCGGCGATCCCGTTCTGGACTGAGGCGGATGGGTTTGTTTCGTACTACGGCGTCGGCTACGAGCGCCTCGAGCATTTGGGCGTCGGCCCGAATCGTCCAGCGCTGCCGGCTGGGGCTCGCATCGTGGTGCTCGGGAGCGCTGATCTCCACGTGCTGCAAGAGGGCCGATTCTCGTGGGTCCAGGAACATTGGACGCCTCTGGCCGACGCGTGCCGGCGGAGGGCCGCGTGATCTACACGATGACGCCGTTCGCGTTAGATCGGAACTTGGGCGCCGCCTACAACGACGCCATGGCGCTCCTGCCGGCTGACGCCTGGGCGTGCTTCGTCGATCACGACGCGATGCAGACCACGCGCGAGTGGTACCGCGTCTTGCACGAGGCGGTGACGTTCCTGCCGGCGTCCGGCGCGTTCGTCGCGGTCACCAACCGCATCGACGCGCCCTGGCAGCGCGCGCAGGAGGCCGACCCTGACAATCACGAGATCGGGTATCACACGTCGATCGGGACCGCTCGGTTGAAGACACGCACGCTGCTGGACATCACTGACACGAAGGGCTTCGGCGGGGTCTGTTTCGCGCTGTCTAAGGCCGCTTGGTTGGAGGCCGGCGGATTCGCGAATGGCCTGCTGTGCGTGGACCATTCCATTCATTTCAGACTGCGTGCCGCCGGCCGTCGAATCTACCTGCTCGAGAACTTGTATTGCTACCACCGACGCCGGGCCTTCGTGGGTCCGCTGCCGGCAGACACGCCGCGCGCGGAAAACTGTCCGTGTCGCGGCCCCGAACCCATGCCGACCGAACGCATTCCGCTTCCGGAGGCGGTGATCGTATGAGAACTCACTGGATTGATCGCGTCACCGCCCCCATCGCGCCGCGGTGGACACTGCGCCGGCAACACGCGCGCGCGGCCATCGAGATGATGCAGCGCCACTACGAGGCGGCCGAGTCCGGACGCCGGACGCAGGGCTGGCGCCGAAGCAGTGGCGACGCCAACGCCGTGGTCGGGCCAGTCCTCGCCTCGCTGCGCGAGAACGCGCGCGACCTCGTGCGTAACAACCCGTATGCCGAGAGTGCGCTCTCGACGATCGCTGACCACGCGGTCGGGTGGGGGATTCGCGCGAAGCCGGAACCGGAGAACAAGCGGGCGCTGGACGCCTGGCAGGCGTGGGCCGATTCCACCGACTGCGATGCGGACGGGCGCCATGACTTCGCGGGGCTGCAGAAGCTCGTCATGCGCACGACGGTGGAATCGGGCGAGGTGCTCGTGCGTCGGCGTTTCCGTCGGCCCGAGGACGGGTTCGCGCTTCCGCTGCAGTTGCAGATTCTGGATCCTGATTTTCTCGACACGACGAAGGACACGCTCCTGAAGGGAGGCCCAGGGAACCTCATCATTCAGGGCATCGAGTACGACCTCATTGGCCGGCGGGTCGCGTACTGGCTCTTCCGTGACCATCCCGGTTCAGGCCTGCCGGGTTCGCTGACGTCACAGCGCATCCCCGCCTCCGAAATTCGTCACGTCTTCAAACCGATTCGGCCTGGCCAGGTGCGCGGCGTCACGTGGTTCGCGCCCGTGCTGTTGCGGTTCAAAGACTTCGATGAGTTCGAAGACGCCACGCTCATGAAACAGAAGATCGCCGCGTGCCTCGCGGTCCTGACGAGCGACGTCGACGGCAGTGCCTCCGCGCTGGGAACGGTGGATCCCGCCAATCCGCTCGTCGACAGTCTTGAACCAGGGATGATCGCCAACATCGCGCCTGGCCGCGACGTGAAGATCGTCGATCCGCCCCAAGCCCGCGACTACGACGCGTACTCGAAGACGGTACTTCGCGCGATCGCCACGGGTCTCGGGGTGACGTATGAAGATCTCACCGGCGATTACCAGGACCTGCCGTTCTCGGCGGCGCGCATGTCCCGGATTCGGCACTGGGCCCGGGTGGAGGATTGGCGCTGGCGGATTCTGATCCCGCAGTTCTGTGAGCCCGCGTGGGAGTGGGCGATGGAAGCGGGCGTCATCATGGGCCTCGTCGACGGCCGCGACGGCCACCCGAAGGCGGAATGGTCCGCGCCGCCGGCGCCGATGGTGGATCCGGTGAACGAGGGCCTGGCGATCCAGCGGAACGTGCGTGCGGGCATCCAGTCGCTGTCTGATGCGCTGCGCGAGCGCGGCATGGACCCGAAGACCGTTTTCACGGAGATTGCGGCGGATAACGCCAAGCTCGACTCGCTGGGGATCATTTTGGACAGCGACCCTCGCCAGATGACGCAGGCGGGCCAACTGCAGGGGACTGCGGCGCAGGGTCAGCCGCCACCCGAGCCCGTCGACGACGAAGATCTCGCGCGGGCCTTGGCACTCCAGCCGCGTCGATGACGAGTCCTCGCCTCGAGGCGTGCTACTTCCACGCCGGCGGAGACGGCCGGTGGGCGCGGCTGGCTGCCGTCCTCCGCGCGACGGCCCGGCAGCACTGTCCTGGCTGGGGGATTCAGGTCCAGGACGTGCCGCCGCAGCTGCTCGAGCGAGGCAAGCGCGGCGAGGCGTGCAACACGGCCAAACTGGAACACTGGAATGCCGTCGTCCAGGCCTCCGCAGACGGCGATCGCGTGCTACTGATCGACGCCGACACATTCATCGTTCAGCCGATTGACGACATCTGGGATCGCACGTTCGATGTCGCGTACACGAAGCGGCTCTCGCGGTTTCCGTTGAATGGCGGCGTCGTGTTCCTCCGCGTGTCGGCCGCCGTGCGGCAGTTCATTGCGCGCTGGGTCGGTGAGAACCGACGCTTGATGGAACACGGATCGGACCAGCCGCAAGAGTGGCGACACCGATTTGGCGGCGTCAACCAGGCGTCGCTGATGACGGTCCTCAGTGAACCGCACGATCTCGAGGTCCTCGCCCTCCCGTGCGCCGAATGGAATTGCGAGGACACGAGCTGGGACTTGTTCGATCCCGTCGCGACGAGGATTGTTCATGTCAAAAGCGCCTTGCGCCTGGCCTGCTTGGAACCGCAGCCGATTCCGCCGGAGCTGGCGCACCTGGCCGGGCTCTGGAAATCCCTGGACCGCATCGCGGCCCAGCCCACGAAGGCGAGAGCGTCATGATCACCAATACCGATCTCGCGCAGCGCGACGTGAAGCAGACGGAATTAACCGATCGGCAGCGCCAGGCGCTCACGCTGATTGAGGACTACTACCGCGTGGCCCACGAAGCGCCGTCGTACGGGTGGCTGGCGCGGCGCCTGGGCGTCAGTCGACAGACGGCCGTTGAGTACATCGGCGCGCTTCGTCGCAAGGGTTGGCTCGGTCGGTAGGTACCCTTACAAAATCGCAGGTATCGCGCGCGGACAATTCCTGCGACCTTACGAGGCGTGTCAGGTCTCGCGCTGCGCACGGTCGACCTTCCCGCACTCTGTGTCCGCGCGGCCATCACGCCGTCGAGCATCGACGTCGAAGCGCGTCGGGTCGATCTGGTCTTCTCGACGGGTGCGCCGGTCACGCGGTATGACTGGCTGACGGGCACCAGGTACATCGAGAAGCTCTCGATGGATCCGGCGCATGTCCGTCTCGGCCGCTTGAACTCGGGCGCGCCGCTCCTCGATACCCATTCCGGCTACAGCCTCAGCAGTGTGATGGGCGTCGTCGAAGACGACAGCGCGAAGTTGTCCGGCAAGAAGGGGACCGCGACGGTCCGGTTCTCCCGCCGCGACGACGTCGAGCCGTTCTGGCAGGACGTCCAGGACAAGGTCATTCGCAACGTCAGCGTGGGCTACATCGTCCACCGCTACGAAGAAATCCCGGCGAAGGGCGACAACAAACTCGCCACGCGGCTCGCCGTCGATTGGGAACCGTATGAAATCTCGATGGTGCCGATGCCGGCGGACGCTGGCGCGCAGACGCGCGACGGCAAACCCGCCACAGGCACCCCGGCTTCGCTTCATCCGTGCGTGATTGAAACGCGCGCGCTCGCCACCGACGCCCAACAGGAGACTGCCACCATGGCCGAAGAACGTACCCCCGCCGCCGAATCGAGTGTGGAGCGCAACCCGCTCGATCCCGGCGCGCCGACGCCACCCGCCGCGGCGGTTCGCTCGGTTCCGGCCGAAGAGCCGAACGATCGCGACCGTGGCGCCGAGGCCGAGCGCACGCGCGTGCAGGGCATCATGGCGGCCTGCCGCGCGGCCCGCATGCCGCAGGACGTCCAGGACGACCTGATCGCGCGTGGCGTCTCGCTCGTCGACGCGCAGTCGACGGTCTTCCAGAAGCTGCGCGAGCGCGGCTACGACGCCGCGGGCCCGGCCCAGACACAGGCCCGCGATGTCAGCGTCGAGGATCACATGATCCACGTGCGCGCCGGCATTGAGAACGCGATGCTGCATCGCGTCGCGCCGCACTACTTCCCGCTCAGCGACGTGGGTCGCCGCTATCGCGGCATGACGTTCATGGACGTCGGCCGCGCGTATCTGCAGGCGGCCGGCACGCGCGTGACCGACCTGACGCCGAACCAGCTCGCCGGCGCCGCGCTCGGGCTGACGCAGCGCGGCGTGGGCATGCACACCACGTCCGACTTCCCGCTGCTCCTGGCGGATGTCAGCAGCAAGCTGCTGCGGAAGGCCTACGAAGAGGCGCCGCAGACGTTCAAGGCGATGGCGCGCCGCGTGACCATCACGAACTACCAGTACGTGAACCGTCTGCAGCTCGGCGATGCGCCGGCACTCCTTGAGATCAAGGAGCACGGCGAGTACACGTCCGGGTCCATCAGCGAGGGCCGCGAGCGGTATCGCCTCACCAAGTACGGCCGGAAGTTCGGCATCACGCGCGAGGCGATGGTCAACGACGACACGCAGGCGCTGTCGGACATCCCGGCGCTCTTCGGCCGCAAGGCGCGCGCGAAGGAATCCGACCTGGTCTGGGAGCAGATCACCAGCAACCCGACGATGGCCGACGGCAACGCGCTGTTCTCCATCGCGCACGGCAACCTGGCCACGACCGACGGCCTGATTGCGATTGCCACGCTCGGCGCTGGCCGCGCGGCGATGCGCAAGCAGACGGGCTTGGATGGCGAGAAGCTCAACCTCAACGCCATCTTCCTGATTGTCCCGCCCGAGCAGGAAACGCTGGCGGATCAGTTCGTCACCGCCGTGACGGCGAACGCCAACTCCGCCGTCAACCCGTTCGCCGGCAAGCTGCAGGTCATCTCGGACCCGCGCCTGACCAACACTGCCGAGTGGTATCTCGCGGCGTCGCCCGACCAGATCGCCTGGCTCGAGTACGCCTATCTCGAGGGCGAGGAAGGCCCGCAGGTCGAGAGCCGTATCGGCTTCGACATCGACGGTGTCGAGTTCAAGTGCCGGCTGGACTTCGCGGCGAAGGTCATCGACCACCGCGGCATCTACAAGAACGAGGGCGGCACGTAAGCGACGGACTGACCGTCGCTTCCTGAAGACCCGAGTCGCAAGCCGTCGTTGGCAGGTTCTGTTACGGGAGAGTAGAGATGCAAAATTTCCATCAGCCAGGAGCCGTTCAGAACTTCGTCGCCCCTGTGGGCGGCGTCGTCAGCGGCGGCTTCTATTCGTTCAACGGCCTGATCTGCTGCGCGACGTGCGACGCCGCGGAAGGCGAGACGTTCGCCGGGCAGATCTGCGGCGTGTTCCGGGTGACAAAGCCAGGCTCGCAGGCGTGGGGCCACGGCGCGGCCGTGTACCTGACGTCGGGCTCGGCCACCACGTTCACCACGACCTCTGGCGGCAACACGCTCGCCGGCAAGTCGGCTGGGGTCGTCGGGTCGGGGTCTGGCGAGGTCGAAGGCCTCGTCCTGCTGAACGGCCTGCCGGCCGCCGCGATCTAGAGCGGCGATGGACCTGGGGTCGCTGCGCACGCTTGCGGTGGGGTTGAACTTCACCGCGCATGGCGTGCCAGCGACCGTCACCCCGCCGAACGAAGCCGCCATCGAAACGCAGGTGCTGTGGGTGACGCCCGTCAGTGAGCTCGAGCCGCGTGGCGCCGAGTTCGGCCGCCGGGCTCCGATACGCATCGCGGCGCTGATGAAGAGCG